TATTTTGGAAAATGATGGTTTAGATTGTTCTTTTTTAATATTAAATTGAATCATTTCAATCATTTTAAGAGTGGAAGATTCAGTTAATTCTAATTCAAATTCGGATTTTGTGTAGTAACAATCCCAATCAATTATTATATGTAATTCGGATTGATGATTTTCGGATTGATGATTGGTCATATTAAACTTCAGAAGTTATTTTTTTGTACTAAATTTGTTCAATAGGAACACACATATCTGTTGTGAATTTTTTTACTAAATCATCGTTTTTGTAATTATGAATGTATTTTATACTATTTATACCTGATGCTAATAAGATTTTTGTGCAATTAATGCATGGATAATGGGTAATATATGCGGTTGTTCCAGCACAGCTAACTCCTCTTTTTGCACAATCTGCGATTGCATTTTGTTCACTATGTATTGTTGCCATTTCATGATTATCTCTAACGATTGATTCGTGAGTACAATTTGGTAAGAATCCGTTGTAACCTTGACTGATTATACGATTCTCTTTTACTAAAACACACCCCACTTGTAATCTTTCACATGGACTTCTTGTTGCCGTTAATAATGATAAAGACTTGAAATATTCATCCCAGTTAGGTCGACTATCCATTGTTTATCGACTATACATTGTTTATTTAATTACTATTTAATTTAATTTGGAAGTATACGGTTTATATAGTTACATTCTATGAATAATACTATTTTGAACGAAAGTTCTTTGAATCCAGAAGATTATAAAAATAAACCAATTTATGAAAAATGTTGTTCTTTTGTAATAAATTTAGAAAGAAGGCCTGATAGGCTAAACATTTTTAAAAGAAAATATGTACATAATAACTTTATAGATTTATATTTGAAAAAAGCAGTTGAAGGTGAAAAACAAAATATTCCTATGGATAAGAAATTAAGAACTGGAGAATATGGGTGTTTTTTAAGTCATTATGAAATATGGAAATATATGAAAACCAATTCAATACCGTATTGTTGTATATATGAGGATGATGTTAATTTTACCAATGATTATAATACAAAATTACATAGATTATTGAAAGAATTACCAGATAATTTTAATATTTTATATTTAGGTGGAAGATTTGAGGTTAATCATGAATCAAAGAAAGTATCAAAAGTAACACAAAATATTTGTAAACATGCATGCGATTATAAGGGTAAGCGTTGGCCTGGGTATGATTTAGATAGAACTACACATGCTTATATTATATCATTAAAGTGTGCAACATTTTTGTGTGAACAAATATGTGAACAAAATCCAATTATTTCAATGAAAAAACCAGTAGACTTTTTCTTAATAGATGTTTTATACAAACATCATAAAATGGATATATTTAATTCACAACCTTTAATTGCATGGTCTCCTAAAATAGGTGATTCTGATATTAGATAAAATTAATCATCCGTTACTAGTTGTCCTATCATCGAAAATGGATAAGATACCCACTTCTGCATACCATCATGTAGAACCAGAATTGATGACACTGTTGACATCTTCTTACCTTTGAACTTACATTTTACCTTTATCGCTTCAACTGGTCGAGAATTTATCCTCCATTCACTATCATCTGCTCCTGTTCCCCCAAATTCTTTCTTCACATTTATTATTTCGGACTCAACATACATATTAGAACTTATAGTTACTGGAGTCTCAAATCTTATTATTTCACCACTTTTTGGATGAATGAACTCAGATTTCGCAAAATATCCCATTTCTTTCTTAAATATTACGATATTCATACCATGACCATGTTCCGTATTTATAAAATGATAACTATGTTCTAAGAATTCCATCTATTAATTCTTATAACAAATTTACTATGCCATATTATACTCATTAAAAACTATATAAGGACAAATTATTTACTATAATTTACTGAGAATAAGTTGCAATCCGAACTTAGCTCAGTTGGTAGAGCGTCTCACTGTAGCGGTATAATCAATTATGAGATGGTCCTCTGTTCGATTCAGAGAGTTCGGAATTCTTAGTCAATGGAGTTTTTCTTCTGTTGATTTCTCTTTAAAAGAGACAAAAAAACAGTATAAGGAGAACTTCATACTATATAGTAAGAAGGACAAAGTCCATTCTTCACTTGTATCTGTGGCCGAGTTGGTCTAAGGCGTGGGATTTAAGCCCCCATCTCTTCGGAGGCGTGAGTTTCTCTTTTAAAAAAGAGCTCCCGCGAACCTCACCAGATGCATGTTTATACTGCTCGATTAACTCAGTTGGTTAGAGTGCCAGCCTTATGTATATAAGAATGCTGGAGGTCGCGAGTTTCCCGTTTAAAAACGAGCTCTCACGAACCCCGCATCGAGTAGTTGCCCATCTTACCAAAAAGGTAAGGTGGGCTTTTTTACGTAATAAGGTTAATTTTATTTCAAACTCTCAAATATGACATAACCATTATTTGATATAAATTGATATGGGTTTTGTATATATGCTAACTTCGCCAAGCAAAAAGAGATACATTGGAATAACAACAAAAGATGATGTTGAGGAAAGGTGGAATAACCATTTAAAAAAGAATTCACATTGTACTTTGCTAAAAAGAGCTATTGATAAATATGGATTTGATAGCTTTAAAAAAGAAGTTTTGGTTAAAATTAATAACCAATTTCTACAAAGTTATGAAAAAAAATTTATAAATGTATATAATACACTTGCCCCAAATGGATACAATTGTACTACTGGGGGTGAGTTAAACAAAAAATTATCAGAAGAGACAAAACAAAAAATTAGTAAAACAACTAAACAAACTTGGGCAAATAAACCGACTTCAAATGGTTCAATTGAGTTCACAGGGATAAGATATAATGCTCGATATGGTAAAACTCGTAAAAGAATTGGATCATATGAAACGTATGAATTGGCTCAAAAAGCTATAAAACAATGGAAGGAAACAGGAACAATTCAACAAGAAGGTTTGTTTATAAGAAATACTGGGTGTATATGGAAAAGAGGTAGAAAGTTTGTTGCGATGAAAAATCACAAAAATTTAGGAACTTTTGATACAAGAGAAGATGCTCAAAAAGCGATAGATGATTACATAAAATCTCTATAAAAATATCAATGTATATATAAATGGATAAGTGTACCAAAATGGTAATTGGATATATTTTGGCGATTGTATTATGCACTGTTTTTATATTATCTATATTAAGTAAAAATGTTAGAGTTCAATTAAGTAAAAATGTTAGAGAAGATTTTAGAACTGATGATGTGGTGGAGGCAGTGCTCTACGGGTTGCCATTAATAGTAGTTGGTGGATTTTTTGCATTTGCATTAATAGTATTATTATTTACATTCTTAATTGCTTTGTTGGAAGGCTTGTTTTCCTTAGGTTCAAGAGCACCTGACCAGCTAAGAAGTGTTGGCACACGGATGAGATGGAAGCCTCCAGGACGAAGCTACGCGTCTAATTGATTCTCTCGCATTCCTGTCAACATTGAAAAAGGTATAGATGATTACTTAAAATATTTTTTATATTAATGGATAAGTGTACCAAAATAGTAATTGGATATATTTTGGCGATCGTATTATGCACTGTTTTAATATTATCTATTAGAGTTAAATTAAGTAAAAATGTTAGAGTTCAATTAAGTAAAAATGTTAGAGAAGATTTTAGCTCTGAGGGATTCTACCTTTTTTTTGGCGCTATTCCAATAATAATAATTGGAATAGTATTATTAGTTGCATTATTAGCTGGTTTGTTGGAAGGCTTATTTTTCTTAGGTTCAAAATTACCTTCAGGTTGCACAGATTGTTACAAAGACTGGACAGACTCAGGGAAGAGACCCGTATTCTTGTAACAGCCCCATACCAAAAACCCATAATACATTATTACGTAAAAAAGCCTGCATTGCTTTTTTAGCAACACAGGCAAACGACAATGACAAGATTTGAACTTGCGCGGGATAAACCCAACTGATTTCAAGTCAGTCTCCTTAACCACTCGGACACATTGTCGACCAAAAAAAAAGCCCACTTACCAACCAAGGTAAGATGGGCTACAGCTCTCCGTATTGGGATTGAACCAATGACAACGATCCATCACGTTTTAACGTGTTCCAGATTAACAGTCTGATGCTCTACCAACTGAGCTAACGGAGAGGGTTGAATGACCTTTTTGTCATTGTTAATAATTATAAACAACTCCTTATACTGTTTTTTTAAGTTGATTAAAAATAAAAATGATATGCGTTTTTACTTATAACAGTATATAACAGCAAGTTAGCAGTAAATATTAAAGTATGTCTCGTAAAGAAGCAGACGGAACAAAACACAATAAGAAGTCTCGCAAGAAGGAAAAGCAAAACAGGAATGTATATTCGCAAAAGAGAGTAAGAATGGTGCAAGTCTTACAAGAAAAGAGGAAAAGTAAGAAGATTAGTCATAATCAGGAAAAACCTGCTGATTCGTCTTAGAATTACTTAAGCTTCTTTTTAATGCGGAGTTGATTCGTATGTCCGCATTTCTTTTTTCTACAATTAGTAGCCCTTGGTGGTAATCGGGCATAGCATTTTCTACAAATCATTTTATCACAATTATAAGACTTCGCCAATGCAGCAAGAGATGGATCATATACCATTACTTATAATGCTATTTTTTGTTTATAAATTATTTGACACTTTGAAATCTTGAACAATTTCTTTTAGAGTTTTATTGTATGCTCCTCCACGGGTCTCATGTGCCACAATTCCGAGGTGCTGGGGCCCCTGCCCGGATTGCTCCTGCCGCATGCGGAAACCATATGCCAGGGCACCCTTTTTTTTCTTGAGCTTCTTCCGGAGTTTCTTCCTTTCTTCTCTGGATAAATTTGTCTGAGCCAGAGCTATGGTAAGCTCCTCGATCTTCGCCTCTGCTCTCGCGCGCTGCGCGTCGCTGAGGGTGCGTGCCTCCTGTTGCTCCCTGTGGCCGAGCTCGCCACGGGGTGCTTTATGCTCTTGGTGCTGGCGCTCGACCGCTTTGTCTGCCTCCTCATTAGCATATGCTTCAGCTTCATCCCAATTAAGGCCGCTATCAAGTCCCACATCAAATTCTTTATTGTAAGTTTGATTCCACACCTCCTCCTCCTCGATCTTCTCTTCGCGGCTGCCACGCTGCTCTCGGTGCTGGCGCTCGATGAGTGCATTATGCTCTTTGCACTGGCTGCGCTGGCGCTCGAGAGTGAGCTGCTTATTGAGGGCGAGTTCCGACTGTCGCTTCCTGATTGCGCGCTCCTCCTCAAGCTTCTGCATTCTCATATCCCACCGCGCATCGAGCTCCTCCATTTCTAAGCGCTCCAGCTCAGATTTTTCTCTAATTGCAGCTCTTCTACTCTTTTTCTCACCCTTCGATTTTTCCTTGGATTTGGGGGGCGAATAGATGGAAATCATCTTCTGTCGAGATTCCTCCTTAGCTGCGGCGGCAGCTAAGCGATCCCGTTCATTCTTCTGCGCATTCTCCCGCGCCCATTCGTTCACCCATTTAACATAATCACTTTTATCCGGTTCTTTTTGCTCTGGTTTATCAGAATTAATCTGATTGCCTATAGCTAACATATTTTGAGTATAAGCTGCATCTTTGAATTTCTTCTTTGGTGAATTTTTTTTAGGTTGTAAATTTTGAACTTGAGGAATTCCAAGTACATCTAGTTTATTTGATATGTCATTTATTATTTTTTTATTAGCAATAGGTATCCAGTCCTCGTTCATAGGAGTATTTGCTATTGTCAAACCTCCAATATATACCCATTCGTTGTTGGTCACATTTCCTTTAAATTTTAATTTGTATACATAATGTCCTCTGCTGTCAATATGTGTCTCCTCCTCAGCCAATTCCACATCTTCCCCATACTTTTCTGATATAATACGTTTAACATGGCTATTCCTACCTTTCAGCTTCTGAAAAAATTTTTTCCTATTGCTCTTGTTTGTACCACCAAGCATTTTACTAATTCTCTTTTCTAAATCATGCGGAAGAGAATTTAATATTGAATCCTCATTCTTGGCTTCTTCAGAAAGATAACTAGCTGTTATACCTGCTTGACCCCTTTCTGCAAGATAAGCTTGAGCTTTTTCTCTGTGAAACTCATGAAAAGCATTTAATGCGACTGGTTCATAAGCCCACAATAAACCGCCGTCTTCCTCTACAAGAATATCACGCGGGATTTGCAAGGAGCGCTCTTCCTCGCCGACTGTCATTACCGCTCGGACAAGATCACGCTCCATGTGAGTGATGCGGACCTGATCTGTTAAATTACCAACTCCGATGATTTCTCCCAGCCTAGCGTTTCTGTCTAATTCTATGCTATTTCTTATTTTTTCTGCCAATTCATATGCAGTATGTCCATCTGGATAGTCAATATAAAATACTCCTGTTTTTATATTTTCATTTGCTCCAGCTCTTAATAATATACCTACTCCCAATGAATTGTTTTGTTCTGCTGCCAAATGAAGTGGCGTTTTTCCAGAATTATCTGGTTCATTTATATTTATTCCCTTTTCTATTAAAAGTTTCATAATAGGTTCTGCGTTATCTCCTCCATTTGGTTCATCTTCTTCAAACCATTCTGTAAAAATTATATGAAGAGCATTGCGTCCGAGAAAATTTGCTTTATTTATCTCAATATTTTCATTTTCTAACAATTTTTCTACAACTTCTAGATATCCTCGAGCAGTTGCCCAATTAAGTGCTGTGTCACCATCGGAATCTTGTAAATTCGGATCTGCATTATTATTTAATAATAAATCAACCATTTCTATATTTGGGCCGTGTGGGGAGCGACGTGAGTAGTTCGGCGCGCCGTAGACGTCGATTTCATTTTCATCTGAATCGGCTAAATGAATAAGAGCAGTTCTTCCATGACTCCATTGCATATTTACGTCAGCACCAGATTCAATAGCTATTCTCATTTGTTCTAAATCATTATTTCGTACGGCATTTAAAAGATCATGCGTTGCGGCGTCATTGGCGACATCCTCGGCAAGATCACCATCAGCATTACTACCACCAAGCATTTTACTAATTCCCTCTTCTAATTCATCTGGAAGAGAGTTTAAATATGAATCTTCATTCTCGGCTTCTTGAGCAAGATAAACGTTACTTATAGCTGCTTGAGCTCTTTCGTCATGAAACTCATGAAAAGCATTTAATGCCAATGGTTCATAAGCCCACGGATTATTGTCATCATCCTCATCTCCTTCAACAATTACCTGCTCAACACCCAGCATATGCAGGAGGCGGCGTCGTCTCCGTAATTCTATCCTATTTCTTATGTTTTCTGCCAATTCATATGCAGTTTGTCCAGCAGGATGATAATCATAAGTTTTTATATTTTCATCTGCTCCAGCTCTTAATAATACGCCAATCGCCACTCCTCTATTTTGTTCTGCTGCCAAATGAAGTGCAGTTTTTCCACTATCATCTGTTTCATTTATATTTATCCCTTTTTCTATTAAAAGTTTCATAATAGGTTCTACATTATCTGGATTAAAAATTTCTTCTTCATCATCAAAAATGCTATGAAGAGCATTGCGCCCATCTATATTTGTTATATTTATGTCAATATTTTCACTTTCTAACAATTTTTCTACCATTTCTAAAAATCCTCTTGCAGATGCCCAATGAAGTGCTGTTTCACCACCTCTATCTTGTAAATTCGGATTTGCACCATTCCTTAATAACAAATCGACCATTTCTATATTTGGTTCTGTAACATCTGATTTGGCTAAAAAAATAAGAGGCGAATAACCACGACTAGTTTGTACATTTACGTTAGCACCAGATTCAATAGCTATTTTTAATTTGTCTAAAAGTGCATCGTTTACATAGAAACCTTCACCTGCATAATCATTATTAATTACAGCTTTTAGAAGATCATCATCGGGAGTTCCACCAATAAGTTTTATTTTTTTATTTCCCCCTGTTTTTCGAAGATATTTTTTAACACGAAAGCCCATCACGTTATCAGATATATTTCTTTGTCTCGATAGTGAATCCATAGAAATTTGTTCTGAGTTTATTTGGCGACGGGTTTCCACCAATATATTTCTTAATTGTAGATTTTGATGATTTTGTAATAAATCAGATGCTGTTTGTCCACCATGATTTTGAATATTTTCATCTGCCCCATATCTCAATAATGTTTCAAACATACGAGGGTCATTACTATGTGTACATGCTACATGAAGGGGAGTGTCTCCCCCCATATCAACTGGATTTACATTTGCACCATTTTCTAATAACAATATTACCAAATCGAGAAATGGTTTTTCTGCTGCAATATGAAGCGGAGTTTGATCTAGCTGTCCATCTGGAATATTTGGGTCCGCATTATTTTCCAATAATATTCTGGCAAATTCTATATTCGAATAAGTAACAGACCAAATAAGTGGAGTCATGTCGTTATTATCTGATAAATTTACATCTGCACCATTTTCTAATAAAAATTCAACAATTTCACTATTTCCAGTATTATGGTAATATGAATCAGAAACCGCATGCGAAAGTGCTGTTCTTCCAGTATTATCTCTTGTATTAATATTTGCTCCATTATCCAAAGCTGTTTGTAATTTTTCTATTTCTTCAGAAATATTTCCAGTACTAATTTGTCCCACTGATATACTAATTAAATCATCATTCGGAGCTCCCCCAGTTTGATCTTGAGAGTCTTCCTCGTCGTCTAAAAGTCCTTCTTTATCTTCTTCCGTTAATGATCCATCTTTGAGAACAGTAACATTACCTTTGCGGTCTATGCTCAACTGATATTCATTGTTTGATTCGTCATTAATATTTATTATTTCATTGTCCTCAGAGTCTAATGTAATAGGTTGTGCTGCAGGAATAGGAATTGGTTGTAATACTGGTATATTCTGGGTTTGTCTTAAATATTCCTCGGGTGAAATATTATACCATAAAATAGGACTTCCCGTTTGACTACGCCAGGTTCGCCGACCTCGTCTCCGTCTTGTACGCGGAGTAGGTTGAACTGTAATTGGTGAGGTTTGTGGAATTATCATTGGTGGTAAGGTTTGTGGAACTGTAATTGGTGAGTTTTGTGAAATTATCATTGGCGGTTCAGGTAAAACGGTCGAATCAGCACTTGGTGTAGGTGAATTATTTGATATACGCCTGCGAACTGCTGCTTGTAGTTTAGGAAGCGCACGATTTAATTGTCGTCTTTGTTTACGATTAAGATTGCGATTATTGTCTGAACCTCCAGTCAAACGTTTTTTGTGTTTGTTTTTCAAGGTATATTTACGAGTTTTAATCATTAATATTACATATATTTAAATCGTTCTCTACTAGATTTCCACGAATAATTCTTTAAAATTCGTTAAATCATTTTTATATATAAGAGTAGCTCACTATAATTAAGTATAGAAAACATGTCCGCTCAAGTTGCTACTGGTAAGCAGCATATCTCAATCGTGGTGACCGGCCACATCGATGCCGGGAAATCGACTAGCACAGGCCACCTATTGTTTAAGCTCGGTGGTATTTCCGCCCGTGAAATGGAAAAGCTTCAGGCTAAGGCTGATGAGCAGGGCAAGGGTTCTTTTGCCTTTGCGTATTATTTGGATTCTTGTAAGGAGGAGCAGGAGCGTGGTGTAACAATTCAGTGTAACACGAAGGAATTTTTTACTGATTCTTATCATTACACAATTGTCGATGCACCAGGTCACAGAGATTATGTGAACAATATGATTACTGGTGCTGGTCAGGCTGATGCGGCTTTGATTCTTGTGCCAGCTGAGAAGGGTGGTTTTGAGGCTGCGATTGCGAAGGGTAATCGTGGGACTGGTGAGATTGAGGGTCAGACTCGTCAGCATGCGCGCCTACTTGCTCTTTTGGGTGTTGAGCAGGTAATTGTTGGTATTAACAAGATGGATACGTGTAATTGGGATGAGACGCGTTTTAATGAGATTAAGACAGAGATGATGGGTATGCTTAAGGATGCTGGTTTGAAGCCAAAGAAGTGCCCAGTAATTCCTTATTCTGGATTTCATGGTGAAAATTTGGTAGAGCCTACTGACAAGATGCCTTGGTTCAAGGGTTGGTCTGCGAATTTGAACAAGGACACAGTAATTAGCGGTGTAACAATTTTGGATGCTTTGGAGAAATATGTAAAGCCGCCTAAGCGTAATTTGGAAGGTCCTTTGCGGATTCCGATTGGTCAGACTTACAATATTAAGGGTGTTGGTGCTGTAATTTGTGGTCGTGTAGAGCAGGGTGTAGCTAAGATAGAAGATAAGATTGCGATTGCTCCAGGTGGTTTTAATGATTTGAAGTTGTTTTCTTTGGAAATGCATCGCAAGAAGTATTCTGAAGCTGTACCTGGTGACAATGTAGGTATGACGATTAAGGGTTTGGATAAGAATAACATGCCAAAGTCGGGTGATTTGATTTTCAGACCATCTGAGGGTATGGTAACACCTACAAAGTCTTTTGTAGCGCAAGTAGTTGTTCAGGAGCATCCTGGTCAGCTAAAGGTTGGATTTAGTCCAATCATTTATTGCCGAACAGCTAAGACGGCGTGTAAGATGGCAAAGATTAATTGGAAGATGGGAAAAAAGACTGGAGGACAGAAGTTGGAAAACCCTCCATTTTTGGAGCGAGGTGAATCGGCAGAGGTTGTATTTGAACCAATGAAGCCTTTTATTGTAGAAGCTTTCGACAAGGTTCCTGGTATGGGGCGCATTGCTGTAATGGACTCGAATGCTTTGGTTATGCTTGGAAAGGTACTTTCGGTTGAATCTGAGGCATCAGCCTAGAAAAATCAATATTTATGAGAAAAAATGATTTGATTCTGAATAATAGTTAAATGTAAAACAAGTAAATAAAATATGAATCTAAAGATTGATCTTGATATTACAAACCCCGAATATGTTGGAATTGCGGCATTGTCTGTATTTGTACTAGTCGTGTCTCATAGTACATTTATTAAGAATTATCTTTTCGAAACAAAGAAAACAAAGAAGTCTAAGATTAATGATGTCATGAAAAAGAAATGGAATATTTATACTAAGGATAGCATCAGTGATTTAAGTGATTTGGGTGAAGTTTGGGAAAGGGAAAATAGGAATGAAGATTCTGCAAGTGAGGCAGTATATTCTGATAATTCCGTTTATACTTCTGATGAATACTGTGACGAGGAACAAGAATTAAAAAAGTTAGAGAATGAGTGTATGATTGAAAGCGATGAAGAATGGGAGGTGAATGGATGCTTGAAGTTTATTAAGGAAAATAAACCAAACAAGGTATATGAATATGTTAAAGGATTTGGCACAACTGTAGCAATTTATGGAACTACTAAGAAGAATCGCCATTGGGTATATAGCAAGCTTGGTGCAAAACTTCATGCGAAGAGTATTACGGGAAGTGATGGTAAAAAGGTTCTATTGCTAACGGATATTGAACTTCTTAATGGTTTGGAATCGAAACCACTTAATTTTGAGCCACAAGATGTTATTGCATATGATGTTGATGATGAAAAAGCAGTCTTATCAAGAAAAGAAGTTTCTCAATACGAATGTTAAGATTTAATACCTCCTGCTCTCCCCCCAGTTCTTGATTTAATTAAATTAAGAATTTCCAGATTACATTTCAAAGTTAAAGATGCTTTAGGTGAACGTATCCACCTATCGTTAAAGGGTATAATTCCTTTAATATTTATAATCCCCCTATCCTGAATTACACATAAATCATTATCAAATTTGATATATTTTTCAGATTTGCCAATATTTACAAGTTTCTTCCACTTGTTTATATTTTTTCTAACATACAAAATACTTATATGAAACATTTTGTTTAATACGCGAGAATGTATCATCAAATACCATTTATTCAGAGATCTTACAAATTTATATAGAAGTGAATCAGGTGTTATAATGGGAAACAATGGCTTTGGTTCTCTAAGAGTAACAATATTATTCGAAAATCGCTTAGCAATATCTAAATCATTGTTCATATTTTTTAAGTTTGATAAACACCTATTATAGCTATTTTTTGCAAACAAATAGTCGTATCTTGTTAATGAAACAAACTTACAATCAATATTGTATCCAATGCCTTTTGCTTTGAGAATTATATTAGAACCAATACCAAAACGAGACCTTTTCTTCTTCCACTTACCAATTCCTCTTGAAAATGTTTTACCTTTAGAATCAAAAATTTGTATATGTGTCTCACCATTCTTCTCCAATTCCCAATTAATTTTAACAAATCTATTCGGAAATGTTTCAATTTTAGTAGACAAAACCTTTGGAATTAAGGAATCTCTGTATTCTGTTTGATGATGTTCTTTTGAATCACTCAAAAGATTATATGTAATACGCTCCTCTAATAACTCTTTTTCCATAACCTTAATTTCCTCCCTTAATTGTTTGGCTTGATTCAAAAGCTTTTGAGCATCTGGACTAATTAAACTAAAACTACATACACAATTCAATATTGATAAAAATAAGTACACATTCATCTATTGTGAGTTTATATTATCTATTTTTATATATTACAACCTTTAAATGATTAAAATAGGTATCAATGGATTTGGTCGTATTGGTAAATCTATTCTAAATCAAAGCATTGTAAATAACAAAATCAAGGTTAACGCTATAAACTTTCCCGGTTTTAACATCCATAAAATCGCATCTTATATTAATCACGATAGTTTTCATAAAACACAACCATTCAATATATCTGTTTTAGATGATAATAATATTGAAATCAATGGTAATAAGATTCGTCTTTTAGACAATCGTAAACCAGAAATAGGAATGTGGGAAGATGCTAAATATGTTTTTGAAACTACTGGAAAATTCTTAACCAATGAAAAGGCACTGGAACATGGTGCCGATTACTTTATAATGTGTGCGCCTTCAAAAGATAAAACACCACAATATCTTTATAATGGGAATCATTTACATTATAAAGGAGAACGTGTTATAAGTAACTCATCTTGTACTACAAACTGTATTGTTCCTTTAATAAAAATACTAAATGACAAATATGGAATAGAACATTGTAACTTCATTACTGTTCACGCTGCTACTGCTTCACAAAAAGTTCTCGATGGTCCTCACTTAAAAAAACGTACATATAGGAGCATATTTAATAATATCATTCCTCATACAACAGGAGCAAGCAAATCTGCCATCAAAATACTTCCAGAACTTGATGGTAAAATATACGGGGCATCTGTAAGAGTACCAACAAGTAATGTAAGTATGGTTGATATGAATGTAACATTAAAACAAGATTTACCTTTAAGCAATATATTTGACTTACTTAGAAACAGACCCGAAATTGTAGTGAATGATGATGAACATCTTGTTAGTACTGATTTTATGACAACTACTAACCCCACTATTGTTGATTCTGCTGCTTCTATGAAAATGGGACCTAATAACTACAAATTTACTATTTGGTATGACAATGAATGGTCTTATTCTAATCAAGCTATACAATTATTAGAACATATTGATACAATGGGTAGTATTCTAAAAAAAGAAGAAATTAGAACTGAACTTTATCAACGAGCAGAACAATTTAGAGAATCTAAAAAAGGATTAGAGCAGATTGATACAAACGATACTGTTTTAGAAGAAGAAGAAGAAATTAGAACTGAACTTTATCAAAGAGCAGAACAATTTAGAGAATCTAAAAAAGAAGTCTAAAATGCATAAGTATAAACTTATTAGAACAAATATTGATTAAATGCAACAAGAATTTAATGCCATCAGCTTATTTAGCGGATTAGGCGGAGATAGTCTTGGTATTGAAAATGCAGGAGGTAATGTTATAGCTTATAATGAATATGATAAAACTGCTATCGAATCGCATCAACTAAATTTTCCACATAGCATATTGATTAAAGATGAATCACTAAATGACAGAGAAGCAGCAAATATTTTAAAGATACCTGATTCAAAATTTGAAGAATATAGAAATAATGTCGATTTAGTCTTTGCGGGATTTCCATGCTTTATAAAAGGTACTCCAGTATTGACAAAAAATGGATATAAATCAATTGAAGAAGTTACACTTGAAGATGAACTAATCACTCATACTGGTAAAATACAAAAGATTGTAAATCTTCAGAAAAAGAACTTTTCTGGAAAATTGTATAATATTAGTGTTAAATATCATCCAGAAGATATTATTTGTACAAACGAGCATCCATTTTATGTAAGAACAAAAAAGCGTATATGGAATAATCAAGAAAGGAGATACGAAACCTTCTTTGAAAAGCCTATTTGGAAAAATGCGGAAGACTTAAATTCGAACGATTATGTTGGAATGGTATTGAACAAGAATCATATTATACCACAATTTTCTTTCGAAAGGAAAGTAAATCAATCAAAAAAATCGATTGAGAGGGTAACTTTGGATAATGAAAATATGTGGTTTACACTGGGATATTTTCTTGGAGATGGCTGGATAGAAGATACTAAGAAAAAAGATGGTAGAGATACAAATAAGATTCGTTTTGCGATTAATAATATTGACCAAGAAATGGTTGTGAGTAAAATTAGTAAAATTCTACCAATTACTGATAAGAAATGTGATACACCTGGAGGTAAATGTAAAAAATTCGGTTGTGCTGATTTTAAGTGGTTTCGTATATTTCAACAATTTGGTAAATATGCTCATGGTAAAAAAATTCCGGAATGGGTTCAAGATGCTCCAGAGGAATTTATTCAAGAATTTTTACATGGATATTTTATAGCAGATGGTTGTAAAGATGTAAAACGCGATAGTGTATCTTATACCACTGTCTCAAAGGATATTGCGTATGGTATTCAAAGATTATATTTGAAACTTGGATTAGTATTCAGTATTACAAAGACGATAAGACCAGAAACTTGTGTAATTCAGGGAAGAACCGTAAATCAAAGAGATACCTATTTAATACGTGGATGGAATAAATTAAAACGAAAAAGCTTGTCCTATATTGATGATTCTCATGCTTGGTTTTCAATCAAGTCAAGTTTTGAAATGGTATCAAATAAACCAGTATTTAATTTTGAAGTTAATGAGGATAATACATATATTGTATCTAATACAATCGTCCATAATTGCCAAAGTTTTAGTAGTGCAGGTAAAAGGAAGGTAGATGATCCTAGAAATACAATGTTCCGTGAATTTTCAAGAGTAGTAAATATCATTAAACCAAAATATTTGATTGGTGAAAATGTAAAAGGTCTACTTACAAAAAAAGCTGAAAATGGTGAGTTGTACTTTGATATTATTAAAGCGGAATTTGAAAGAATAGGATATAGGATTTATGACCAGGTTTGTAAAGCAAATTTGTTTAGAGTCCCCCAAAAAAGAGAACGCCTGATAATTGTAGGTATTCGTAATGACTTGGACCAAGAATTTACCTTTCCAGTAATAGAAAGTAATGAAGAACCAAATCTAATCGGTATTATCCAATTTAATATGGAAGGAGCTATCAAAATTGAACCAGAAGATTATGATATGACTCAGATTCCATATGAATGTATTCTTACAAACATGGATAATGACGAAACAGAAAACAATGTACATCCATATTTGCAACTAAAAGTAAGACCAGAAGACGAGGAAAGTCTCACTTATAATGATAAAACTTATGATTCTTTATTATCTTTTGGAAAGCGCGATTCACCTATTCATGTTGAAATAATTGATATCCGAAAACCAAGTAAGACAATTATATGTGCTTATGACCATCAACCAAGACTATTTGTTCCATTAAGAAATAGAAATGGTTATTACATTCGGCCTATTTTGCCAGATGAACTTAAACAAATTCAGGGATTCCCTGCTGATTTCCAAGTTGCTGGTAGTAGACAAAATAAAATTAAGCAAATTGGAAATGCTGTTCCTCCTCCGCTTATTCAGGAAATAGTTACTAGACTTATTCAATTATAATAACCATTTAAAGACACTTATATACAAAACCCGTCATGATTAACGTAAGAAACATTTGTAATATTTGTCCTATACATAATAACCAATAATCAATTGATGGGGCTAGTAATATATTCTTTTCAGGATAACCCCTCTCTATAAAAGCTAATTTCATTAAATCCCTTGATATTGCCTTTATAAATGATGGTTCACCTATAAATTCTACTATTAAATTATCGATATTTATTAAAAATTCTCCTGTTAAACAATTCAAAATTAAATCTGTTATTGAGCTTAATTCTATAAATAAAGTGTAAGTAAAAACGGGTATTATGTATAGACATAACGCATTAATTGCTATTGTTGCCCTTATATAATTAGGACTTGATAATATTGTTGTATTACCATATTGCCATGTCGTAGTACTTAATGAACTCCAAAACGAATTCATCCTCGCATATAATACTAAATAATATGCTAATGCAAACATTTTTGTTATTTTGTCTGATACATTGGGGCAATATTCATTGTCATCTATCAAATAATAATTATAAACATAATACGACGGACCTACTATTTGTGCAAAGAAACAACATAATCCATAAATATAGTACCAACTAATACACTCTAAAAAATCAAAAGACGCTAATATACATTTATAATACTTGTCATCATTCGCATCCCAATTATCCTTCCCTTTCCATAATTCTCGCTTAAATTTTGTCGGAAATATATGAAATCCTAATAGGGTATAAATATCTGGCATCTCTAATTCAAAATCATCATTATTTACTGTTTCTTTACAATAATTTTCTAAACCATCTTCTAATAATTTAAATATTGAGTCATTATTCAATTCTTGATATAACGTTTCATCGACATAAGCTCTATAAAAGAAATCATATTCATCCAAATATTTCCTTAATTTTGAATCATTACCTGTTTCTAAATAATTCTGTACAATTAATACATATTTCTCTAATATTAGTGTTATTTTTGACTGACCACCCCATTTACCTGTATTCTTTATATTCCTTGAGGACAATATATTCTCTGGAAGTTCATGATGCTGGTTGTCCCTATTCATATATTTAAACATATCCTCAAATACCAATCGAGGGATGCTTATACTTCTTCCCAGATTAGTAGTGTCATTTATTTCTCTTCCTCTATTTCCCATGTTGCCACTATAATTGCCATATACAAATTCATCATTATCATTACATAGTGATGTCACTGATAATAATGTTAATCTATCCAATAAACTGTTTTTATATTTATCAAAACCGATCTCTTCCTTCCTTGACTTTGCAATCTTATCATTATTTCTCGCAGCATTGAAATCTACATATTTATAATCTATTAATAATTCATAAATCTTCTCTTTATTAACAAACCATGCCCTCTCTTCTTCTAGCAATTCTGGCATTAATTGTGTTTTCGGTATGTTTGGCAACCAGCGAGGGAACGTAAGCAAAATCCTTCGCAGCTCTTTAAGACGTTGTTTTTGGTTATTCTCTTGCTCATGTTCGCTATTTTCAATGATATCAAGTTGGTCAGACACTTTTTTGCGAATGATTGCAATGTTTCCCGACGATACGTCAACACCAAAGTTTTCCAACTCATCGAAGACGCTCCCCAAATCTTCACTACCACTTGTTAGTGCCGCCATTCTTTCTATATTCGCCAATATAGAAAGTTCGAGAAGTCTCTGCTTAGACCTCACATTACGCATTGTCATTGGTATTCTAAAACGACTCCGCTCTAAATGCGAAAGTTCTTTGGAGTTATACCAAGAACAAAAAAAGTCATTTATTTTCTCGATAACTTTCATTTTATACTTGTTTTTTTTGATTTTAGTTATTTTCCTATCTCTCCACGTATTTAAATAAGCTTTGCTGTTTGGTAATTGTCTCCATGATACTTCCCTCAAATTTTTTATCCAATCTTCTTTATTTTTGCACTTTTCGACTTGTTTCTCCTCTTCTTCTCCATCAGTTTGAGAATTTCTTACCAAAAAACGAGCAATGCGTGATGCAGCACCTTGAGATAAGTCTATTTCCCCTTTACTGAATGCGGAAGTTTTAAGATCCTCAAGATTTATTGTATATTTTCCTACTGCGATTGTATCAACTACCTTCTTTTCATCTATATCATATGGTTTTAATACCATTATAGGGCTTTTTACATCAGACTTATTTATTTCTGAAATATAGTAATTATCAAATTCTAAATACGGATTTAACCCCAAATTTAAATATAAAACTACCTGAGTTTCTACTTCTTCCTCATCCGTGGTTAAGATTTCTAATAATTTAATTCTATTCAAAGTGATATCTCTAAATGATAAATGTTTCCCTCTTAATAAGTCGTTGTTTTCTTTAAACCATGATAAATAATCATTCTCATCTATTATTTTGCTGTTATTTCTAAATTTTTTTGGTATAAATATTTTTATTATATCATCTTCCTTGTTCAACATGCTTTCATCGGTTTCATATTGTATAGGGGGCACTAAACCACCACGTGTGCCAACATTCTGAAGTCCAATCTTCCTTTCATGGAATGGGTGTAATCTCTTTTCTATTATTTCCTGCATGTCTTCCGAGCATTTGTCTGTCTCTGATGACTCGTATTCATCGCTGGATGATTTATCGGGTTCCCCCTTGTAGAGGTCCCACATATCTTTCACAATATTATATATTCAAATTTGAATTAGAATGTATAATAACTTAAATAATTTTTATAAGTACAATTCTATATAACTCCTTATGTGTGGTATATTCGGATTATATTTAGAATATCCAAATGTAGATTGTGTATCGGATGTAATCCATGGATTGAAATCTCTACAACATCGTGGTCAGGAAAGCTGTGGCATTTCTTACTTGGAAAATAACTCATATGTTTTAGAAAAAGGGTGTGGTTTAGTCAAGGATGTTTTTCAAAATTATACTAAACAACCACTCGTTCAAAGCTGTATTGGTCATGTAAGATACTCTACATCTGGAAAATCCAAAATGGATATAGATTCTAAATTGAAAGAATGTCAACCTTTAACTGGAAAATCCAAATTAGGCGACTTTGTCCTTGTACATAATGGAAATATACCTCAAATTAAAGGTCATGATACAAAATATTTAGTCGATTTTTTATCAAATATGGAGAAAGATTCTTGGGAAGAAAAATTAATAGAGTTAATAGAAACAATTCCAGGGGTTTTTTCCATATTAATCAATACACCTAATGGAATGTATGCTTTAAGAGACCGCTTTGGAATTAGACCATTATGTATTGGAACATATAGACAAAATGTGTGTTTCAGTTCTGAATCATGTGCTTTAGACGAATACATTTATTTTAGTGATGTAAAGCCAGGAGAATTGGTTTTAGTTAGTAATAATGTAGGAGAAAAAATAGAATCAATTTATACATCTCATAGAGCAAAAACCTCAATATGTGCCTTCGAATTTGTATATTTTCTAAATCCCACAAGTTATTGTGATGGAATATATGTCAAAGATTTTCGTGAAAAATGTGCAGAAATTTTAGCTAAGAAGGACATAAATAAATTTGCTGTTACTACTGATTATATCGTTGTCGGTGTTCCAGCATCAGGTATACTTTATGGTAAATCGTATGCAAGAACACTAGGTATTTCATATTCTCAAATATTAACAAAAAGAAAAGATAGTAATAGAACCTTTATATTACCAAACAATGAATCCAGAAAAAATGCAAGTGACAACAAATTTATCTATAATATTGATGAAATAAAGGGTAAAAAACTCATAATCGTAGATGATTCGATTGTTAGAGGAAATGTAATGAAAAGTATCGTAAGCAAATTAATGGAAAATGGTGCTATTGAAGTTCATGTCCGAATTCCTTCCCCTCCTGTAATTAATAAATGCCAATACGGTATAGACATACCTACCGTCGAGGAGTTACTAATCCCAAATAAATCATATCAAGAAGTTATTGAATTCTTAAATGTAACCTCTCTTCTTTATCTTGATTATGAAGAATTGAATAAAGTACTTCCTATAACCTCTTATAAAGAATGTTTTGGCGGCAATGTAGATTCAGAATTATCCGAATGGTCTGTATTTTAATATTGATTTATATTATGCTCACTAGAAGAAGATCATATAAAAGATATGTTCATAAAGGAGGTACAAAAACAAAAAGAAATGATATCATAGATACCAGTGAATTAGAAAAACCTAAAGTTTTTTCAATACAAGACGTACATAATTTGTTTTTCAAAAATAAAGAAGAATCAAAAACAGAATACAAAGATGAAAATCAAGATGAAATTGATGAATATGTAGCCAATTCTATGGTGGATTATGGAGATGAAATAGAAAACCAGCCACTTAGTGAAGAAAACCAATTAAACCTCGAACAATTAGCGATAAAAAGCGATTCTGAAGAAGAAGATGAAAATGCTGATTCTATAGAAGACTTAAGAAATCTTGTAGCAGATGTACTTTCCGAAGAAGCTTTAGCTGCAGCTAAAAAAGAGCTTAAAGAAGAATCTGAAGAAGCCGAAGAACAAAGACAAAAAAATGCTGAGTTTTTTAATAAAGTATTTGTAGCTTCCACCAAAGAAGAAGAATTGATGAATCAGGCATACATAGGTAAAACTATAAAATCGATTTCAGATAAAGAACTAATAGAAAGATATAATTGGTCTGAAAAGATACTTTTCGCATTGGAAGAACATTATCAAAAAGATGAAAATAAAGATAAAACACAACTTGAAAGAGAGAATTCTGCTGAGATTTTTAAGCGTTTTCAGTGGATTAATAACTATTCAACTGTAGAGATTTATAAAAGATTCGTTGAAAAACTAAACAACAAAAGCATTATTCAGCTTTTAGATTGGCTTAATGATACTACAAATGAGAATAAAACTATACCTCACTATGGATTAAAACAAATATTCAAATGGGGTGATAGAAAAATGTTAATCAATATTGCTAAGCATGAAAAATACACACGAGAAATGAAGGAAATACCAACAAGTGAAGATATGAATATATTATTTGATTTTATGCATGCACCTGAACATAAAAAAGAAATGGAAAAAACACATTTGACAGAAGATATTGGTTTATTAACAGCAATTTGGCATAGAGAATACAAAAATAAATTTTTTAAAGAAGAATTAGCAAAAGGTAGACGTTATGAAGATATACTTGACCAACTTCAATCAGATTTAAGACCTAGTGGATTTGAAGAATCAAAAGAAGATTCGGATGAAGAGATGTATGCATAGATTATTTAAGGATTTATACATTATATATTTCTATGTCTTTTAAGCATAGAGTCAGGAGTGTATCTAAATGGCTAAATAGACCAAGATTTAAGAATGTTAATAGAACATGGAACGCAGAGCAAATAGTTACATTACAAGGTAGTCAAAAACCTGTTGAACAATTATCAAATAGAACTTCCAAAAAATTTTGGAATATTCTTGAAAATTCAAAAAAAAACAAGAAATGTGAATATACATATGGAGCATTAGACCCACTACAAGTAACACAAATGTCGGAATATCTAAGTACTGTTTATGTTTCTGGATGGCAAACATCTTCCACAGCAAGTAGTAATAACTTACCCGGACCAGATTTAGCAGATTATCCCTATGACTCTGTACCTAAAAAAGTTGACCAATTGTTTCGCTCTCAATTATTTCATGATAGAAAACAGTTTGAGAGAAATATTAGAATGCCTGAGTCCAAAAAAAACATTGATTATTTTAGACCAATTATTGCCGATGCAGACGCAGGTCACGGCGGACCATCTACTGTTATGAAATTAACACAAATGTTTGTAGAAGCTGGAGCAGCAGGTATTCATATTGAAGATCAGAAAAACGGCGCTAAAAAATGCGGACATCAGGGAGGAAAGGTATTGTGTTCAATACAAGAACAGATTAGTAGACTAAAGGCGGCCAGATTACAATGTGATATCATGGGTACAGATACTGTAATTATTGGTAGAACAGATGCCAAATCCGCTAAATTTATAGACTCAGATATAGACCCAGTTGATATACCATTTATAATTGAAAATTCATCTGACTCAAAACTTGATAGTTGGCTTCCAAATAGAACACCCGAAGGATATTATCATGTAGATTGTGGTTTGGACCTTGCAATTGCAAGAGCTAATGCCATGGCTCCATATGCTGATGTTTTATGGTGTGAATTAGATACACCTTCCTTAGAAGATGCTAGAATTTTTGCAGAAGGTGTTGATAAGAAAAACGCTTTTCTAGCAATAAATACTTCACCAAGTTTCAATTGGGCTTCTAGTGGCCTTACAATAGGTGATATGAAAGAATATCACCAACAACTTGGTAAATTGGGATATCAATGGTCCTTTATTACATTAGCTGGTTTTCACCTTAATGGTTTGGCAGCAGCTCAATTTTCAAGAGACTACAAAGATAATAGTATGTTTGCTTATGTAAACAATATTCAAGACAAGGAAAAGGATATGAATCTTGATATACTCACACATCAACAATTCAGTGGTTCTGAATTAATTGATACATGTTTAACAACCGCACTTGGCGATTCATACAGTACACAAATACAAGGTGAAGATTCAACAGAACACCAGTTTAAGGATTAATCATCACACCCATCATCACGTTGTCTAGTTAAATTAGTTGTTTCCTACCTTTCCGCCCCACAGGCTGCACAGAAGCTCGCACCCTGAGGAAATCTCGTGCCGCACTGCGTACAGTAGACAGCTTCCTCATCCTCATCTTCCTCATCCTCATCCTCTTCCTCGTCCTCCTCTTCGTCATCTGCCCATTCCTCCTCTTCGTCATCTGCCCATTCCTCCTCTTCATATTCCTCCTCTTCATCTTCCTCCTCTTCATCATCAAAATCATCAATTTGATCCAACACTCCTGCCATCTCAACCTCATTTTCAAAAGATTCCTTTACATTCATGCAAAAGAGTTTGTATAACATTCCGACAACCACCATAAATAGTAATATTGCTCCAATAATATAGATTGGGCTTGCTAAATATACAAGATTCATTTATAATTTATACATATAAAATTTTGAGTCTATTTATCGAGA